TTCAAGATGGGAAGCGGACTCAATGTCTGATTCTTGGTTAAGTAAAAATGTTCGACCACTAGTTTTAGTATGGTGTATTGTTGTATTTTCTTTTGCAGGTATATTAGATAGTATAGAAACAATACCGTTTAATATACATGATAACTGGAATTCAACTTTTGAGAATGTTATGATGGCTGTTGTTCTAGCTTATTTTGGCGGACGGAGTGGAGAAAAAGTAACAAGTATATTTAAAAAATAAATTAAAATAAATTAAATTAAATTAAATGGAAAAAAAAATAAAACAAGAAGAGTTAGATAATATATTAGAATTTCAAAATAAAATTAGAACAATATGTACTAATATTGGAATTTTAGAATCTCAAAAACACGCAGCTTTACATGATTTAGCTGGTGTAAATCAAGATCAAGAAAAGCTTAAAAAAGAAATAGAGGACACGTATGGCGCTATTAATATTAATTTAGAAGATGGCACTTATACTGAAATCGAAAATAATGTCGAATAATATAAGAAAAATAAGCATAGGATCTGATTATAAAAATGATGCTATGCATTATGCTGTAGGCCAACAGGTTTATGGAGGACACGAGATCTCACATATATTACATGAAGACAAGGATAATTCATATAATATTTTAATTAAAAAGAACGATGAAATTTTACCATGGAAGAAGTTTAATTCTAATATGGCAATTTCCGTTGAGTATGATTTAGAATATTAATGAACGGATTATTTAATTTTATTATATCTCCTATAAATGGTAGATATAATAATACGAAAAAAGTAGGTGATTCTGAATTAATTGTAAATACAAGTATAGAAGAATTTGTATATATAAACAGAATGGCCAAAGTAATTTCTACACCCACAGCTATATGTACTAATATAAAAGAAGGGGACACAGTTGTAGTACATCATAATATATTTCGAAGATGGTATGATGTACGCGGGAATGAAAGGAATAGTAGAAATTATTTTACAGAAGATTTATATTTCTGCCCATTAGATCAAATCTATTTATATAAAAATAAAAATGATTGGCAAACTAATTTAGACTATTGTTTTGTTAGCCCAATTAGAGATATTGATGAAAGTAAAGTAGAAATGTTAAAACCACAACAAGGTATATTAAAATATTCTAATGATATATTAACTAACCTTGATGTCCATATAGATGACTTAGTAGGATTTAATCCTATGCGTGAATGGGAATTTGTAATTGATGGACACTTATTATATTGTATGAAATCTAAAGATATTGTTATTAAATATGGCAAAAGTAAAGGAAACCAAACTGAATATAATCCAAGCTGGGCACAAAGCAGTTGAAGAATTAATCAAAGTTGCTAAAGAGCCTATTGTGGATTCAGACGATGATATATCAGCTGACAGATTAAAGAATGCTGCAGCTACAAAAAAACTCGCTATATTTGATGCTTTTGAAATTCTTAAAAGAATAGAGGAAGAAAAAAATATATTAGAAGATAAACCCAAAGAAGTTAAAAAAGAAAAAACTTTTAAGGGATTTGCAGAAGGGAGGTCTAAATAATGTACCAACAAACTTTATATAAAATCTTAGATGATCATATTAAACCTAAAGTAATAAAAAGGTTAAATAGATATAAGAAATGGAAATACGGTTATAATGAAGACCATGATGTAGTGGTGATTTCAAAGACTGGACAAATAGGCGAAATATACGAAATACAAAATCTTAAAATAGCTTTACCTAAAGTCCCTAATAAGGTTATAAAATTTGAAAGTAATACTTGGGAAAAATCAGAATATCCCAAAGTATTAAATAGAATAAAAACCGTATTTGAATGGAAAGAATATCCAGAAGACTTTAAGGAACAATGGCATGATTATATAGACGAAGAGTTTAAAAGAAGAGAAGAAGGATTTTGGTTTAAAAATAAAAATATTGATACATATCTTACAGGTACTCATTATATGTATTTACAATGGAGTAAGATTGATGTTGGGGCTCCGGATTTTAGAGAAGCTAATAGATTGTTTTTTATATTTTGGGAAGCATGTAAAGCGGATACCCGATGTTATGGAATGTGTTATTTAAAAAATAGACGTTCTGGGTTTTCTTTTATGGCTTCAGGTGAAGTTGTAAACTTAGCAACATTAGCAAGTGATTCTCGATATGGAATATTATCTAAAACTGGGCCAGATGCTAAAAAGATGTTTACGGATAAAGTTGTTCCTATATCAGTTAATTATCCATTCTTTTTTAAACCTATCCAAGATGGTATGGATCGACCTAAAACAGAATTAGCTTATAGAGTACCAGCATCTAAATTTACAAGAAAATCTATAACTACTTTAGATTCAGGAGAATTATTAGAAGGTTTAGATACTACAATAGACTGGAAGAATACCGGAGACAATAGTTATGATGGTGAAAAATTAAAACTATTAGTTCACGATGAAAGTGGTAAGTGGGAAAAACCAAATAATATTCTTAATAACTGGCGAGTTACAAAAACAACTCTAAGATTAGGTAGTAGAATTATAGGTAAGTGTATGATGGGAAGTACATCAAATGCTTTAGATAAAGGAGGGGATAACTTTAAAAGATTATATAATGCATCAGATGTTACAAAACGAAACGCCAATGGACAGACTAGCTCGGGATTATATAGTTTGTTCATTCCTATGGAATGGAACTACGAGGGATACATTGATTCTTATGGCGTACCTGTCTTCCAAACACCACGAAAGCCAGCCTTTGGTCCCCATGGAGGAAAGATTAAAATCGGGGTTATTGACTACTGGCAAAACGAAGTTGAGGGCTTAAAAGATGATGCAGATGGTTTAAATGAATTTTATAGACAATTCCCTAGAACTGAAAAGCATGCATTTAGAGATGAAACTAAAGAATCTCTATTTAACCTAACAAAAATCTATGAACAAATAGATTGGAACGAAGATATTAATTATAGCAACGTTATTACTAAAGGTAATTTTATGTGGGAAGATAGTATAAAAGATACACGAGTATTGTTTATACCTAATCCTAAAGGAAGATTCCATATTACGTGGTTTCCCCCTAAAAATCTCCAAAATAGCGTAATTATAAAAAAAGGGATGAAACATCCTGGAAATAAACACTTAGGAGCATTTGGTTGCGATCCTTATGACATATCTGGAACAGTAGATAAAAGAGGATCAAATGGCTCATTACATGGATTAACAAAATGGTCTATGGAAGATGTACCAGCTAACCATTTTTTCCTAGAATATATAGCTAGGCCACAAACGGCTGAAATATTTTTTGAAGACGTCTTAATGGCATGTGTCTTCTATGGAATGCCTATCTTAGCAGAAAATAATAAACCAAGATTATTATATTATTTTAAGCGCAGGGGATATAGGCATTTTTCTATTAATAGGCCAGATAAAATTTTAACAAAATTATCTGTAACAGAAAGAGAAATAGGTGGGATACCTAATTCAAGTGAAGATATTAAACAAGCACATGCGGCGGCTATTGAAACTTACATTGAAACTTTTGTAGGAAATTTAGGCGAAACTTATGGTGATACTTATTTTCAAAGAACACTAGAAGACTGGGCTCGTTTTAATATAAATAATAGAACAAGCCATGATGCTTCAATTAGTTCTGGTTTAGCTTTAATGGCATGTAATCAACATAGATATAAGCCACATGCAAAAATAGAGAAACAACCAGTGGTATTAAATTTTGCAAAATATGATAATAGTTCAGGAAAAAATTTATCTAAATTAATAAAATAAATGATAACAACTAATTATAACAGTAGCTTTCCAAGTCAGGTAGTACCAGATGAAGAAAAGGCGTCGTTGGAATATGGAACATTAGTAGGGCGAGCTATTGAAAATGAATGGTTCAGAAATACACGTGGTGGCGGTGATAGATTCATTGTTAATTTTAATCAATTCCATACACGTAGATTATATGCAAGAGGTGAGCAACCGGTTCAAAAATATAAAGATGAGTTAGCTATTAATGGTGATTTATCATATCTTAATTTAGATTGGAAGCCTGTTCCTATTATTTCTAAATTTGTGGATATTGTAGTTAATGGCATGTCACAAAGAAATTACGAAATAAAATCATATGCCCAAGATCCAGAGTCTCAAAAGAAAAGAACTACATACGCTGAGACTTTATTAAGAGATATGAACGCTAGAAGCTTTATTGAAAGAATTCAAAAAGATACTGGGATTAATATGTTTAAAACTAATAATCCTGACCAGCTTCCAGAAAATCAAGAAGAATTATCTTTACATATGCAATTAAGTTATAAGCAAAGTATAGAGATAGCAGAAGAAGAAGCTATTTCAAATGTACTAGCTAATAATAAATATCATGAAACTAAAAAGAGATTATTATATGATTTAGTTACTTTAGGCATTGCAGCATGTAAAACTAATTATAATAATTCTAATGGAATTACAGTAGATTATGTTGATCCTGCTAACTTAGTATATTCTTATACAGAAGATCCAAATTTTGAAGATGTATATTATGTTGGCGAAGTAAAATCAATTAGTGTTGCAGAATTAGCAAAACAGTTTCCTCATTTAACTGTAGAGGAAATGGATAAAATACAAAAATTCCCTGGTACTCAAAATTATTTAAGAAACTGGAATGAAGATCCAGATATTATTCAATTATTATATTTTGAATATAAAACTTATTCTGAACAAGTTTGGAAAATAAAACAAACTGATCAAGGATTACAAAAATCTATTCAAAAAACAGATTTCTTTAAACCACCACCAAGTGATAAGTTTGATAAGGTAAGTAGAAAGATTGAAGTACTTTATAGTGGTGTTAAAGTATTAGGAATAGATAATATGTTAGAGTGGAAGGTTGCAGAAAATATGACTAGGCCTTCAGCAGATACTACTAAATGTAGAATGAATTATGTTATTACAGCTCCAAGAATATATCGTGGAAGAGTAGAATCTATTGTAAGTAGAATTACTGGATTTGCTGATATGATTCAATTAACTCATTTAAAACTACAACAAGTTATATCTCGTATGGTACCCGATGGGGTATTCGTAGATGTAGATGGATTAGCTGAAGTAGATTTAGGTAATGGAACTAATTATAATCCACAAGAAGCATTAAACATGTATTTCCAAACTGGTTCTATTGTTGGTAGATCTCAAACACAAGATGGGGATCCTAATAGAGGAATGGTTCCAATTCAAGAATTACAAACCTCTGCTTCGCAAGCTAAAATATCTGCTTTAATTAGCACATATCAATATTATCTTCAAATGATAAGAGATGTGACCGGATTAAATGAAGCTAGAGACGCAAGCACACCAGATCAATATGCATTAGTAGGTATACAGAAATTAGCTGCTGCTAATAGTAATACTGCTACCAGACATATACTACAAGGTATGTTGTACATGAGTGTACGTATAGCAGAAAATATTTCTTTACGTATTGCTGATGTATTAGATTTTGCATTGACTGCTGAATCATTGACAAATGCTATAAGTAGATTTAATACTGGTTCTTTAGAAGAAATGAAAAATTTAAATCTTTTCGATTTTGGTATTTATTTAGAATTAGAGCCAGATGAAGAAGAAAAAGCAGTATTAGAACAAAATATACAAATGGCGCTTCAGCAACAAAGTATTAATTTAGAAGATGCAATTGATATTAGACAAGTTAAAAATTTAAAACTAGCTAATCAATTACTTAAATTAAAACGTAAGCAAAAGCAACAACAAGACCAGCAAGCGCAGCAAGCTAATATACAAGCTCAAGCCCAAGCAAACGCACAAGCTACAGAGCAGTCAGCTATGTATGAAGTTCAAAAGCAAGAAGCATTAGCTCAAAAGGAATTACAAATTAAACAAGGTGAATCTCAATTTGAAATTCAAAAAATTGAAAGAGAAGCCCAAATTAAGAAAGAGTTAATGGAGATAGAATTCCAATATCAAATGAAGTTGGCTGGTATGCAAAGACAAAATGAGCAGTCTAAAGAAAGATATATTGAGGATAGAAAAGATAAGCGTACAAGAATTCAAGCTACGCAACAAAGTGAAATGATTTCACAACGTCAAAATGATTTATTACCTAAGAATTTTGAATCACAAAATGATGGATTATCAGGATTAAATTTAGAACAATTTATGCCTAGATAATTATTTTATTAATTTTATAATATTTTATTATGTCAAAAAAGAAAACAGAGGCCACTAAAGTAAAGGTGCCTAAAAAAGCAATTAATGCTGAACCAGAAATAACTAAAGTGGATTTATCTAAACCACCAGTTAAAAAAGAAGAAACTAAAAAAGAAGTTAAACCAGAGGTTATAGACCCAGTAACAAAAGTTAAAGATGCCATTCAAGAGTCTAAGTCAATTGATATGGATGAAGTTAAACCGGCCACAGATGTACAAAAGGTGGAAATCGGAAACGTCGAGCCATCAAATGAAAAATCTCCCGCACAAAGCGAAGAAAAAGTAGAAGATGTAATTCATGAAATTACTGTAGATTTAGAAGAGCCAAAAACTAAAGAACCTGAAGTTAAACCCGTGGTTACTGAAAATATACCTCCACGTCAATTACCAGAAAACGTCGAAAAGCTTGTTGCTTTTATGGAAGAAACTGGTGGGAATGTTGAGGATTATGTAAGACTTAATGCAGATTATTCTAATGTAAATGATGATATGCTATTAAGAGAATATTACACAAAAACAAAACCTCATTTAAATACTGAAGAAGTATCTTTTATTATGGAAGAAAACTTCAAAGTAGATGATGAGCTTGATGAAGAGCGAGACATCAAAAGAAAAAAACTCGCTAAAAAAGAAGAGATTGCAAAAGCAAAGAACTTCCTAGAAGATCTGAAGGTTAAATATTACGACGAAATCAAGTTGAGACCCGGCGTTACCCAAGAACAACAGAAGGCAATGGACTTTTTCAATCGCTACAAGGAGAATCAAGAAATAGCAGAAAAGCAACATAGTAGTTTTGTAACTCAAACTAAAAATCTTTTATCTGATGAATTCGAAGGTTTCGAATATAAACTAGGAGACAAAAGGTTTAGATATAGAGTAAAAAACCCAACTGAGTTAGCTGAAAACCAAAGGGATCTCGGTGCTTTCGCACAAAAGTTCTTGGATAAGGAAGGCAACGTAACTGATGCCTTGGGTTATCATAAGGCTATTTATTCTGCAACTAATGCTGATCAAATTGCATATCATTTTTATGAGCAAGGCAAAGCCGATGCTACTAGAAATATTGCAGCTAATTCTAAAAATATTAATAGTGAGGCACGCGCAACTGCAAATGCTGATGTTAATGTTGGAGGAATTAAAGTGAGAGCAATTAGCGGCGAAGATTCTACTAAACTTAGAATAAAAACACGTAAATTTTAACAACAAAAATTAATTTGAAATGGGAGTATTAAATCCACAATTTGGTAGCTTAGTACCTTCTCAAACTCAACAAGTACTTAACACAAACTATTTACAGTTTAATAATGGTACTAACGATTTCGCTCAACAGTATCTTCCTGAAATATACGAAGCTGAAGTTGAACGTTATGGTAATAGAACTCTAGGTGGGTTCTTGAGAATGGTTGGAGCTGAATTACCTATGACAAGTGACCAAGTAATCTGGTCTGAACAAAATAGATTACACATTTCATATGACTCATGTACATTAACAGGTGTAGATACTATTGATATTAATTTACCAGTAGTTGCAGGTGTTAATAATGTTATTACTCATAACATGACAATAGTCATTATGGATCCATTAAACCCAGCTGCTACAGTTAAGGCATTCGTTGCTGCTGTTGCGGGTACGGTTTTAACAGCATATCCATATCAGCAAGCTAGCTTACAAGCGGCGTTTGGTGCTGGTGCTGCAGGGCTTAAAGTATTTGTTTACGGTTCTGAATTTGGAAAAGCATCTGGTTTATCACCAGCGGGCGCGGACGGTACTGGTTTAGTTACTGAAAACGTTGATCCAGCTTTCACACAATTTTCTAACAAGCCAATTATCATCAGAGATAGATATGCAATATCTGGTTCTGATACAGCTCAAATCGGTTGGGTTGAGGTTTCTACAGAAGATGGTGTTGGAGGATTCTTATGGTATCTAAAAGCTGAAGGTGAAACTAGATTAAGATTTGAAGATTATTTAGAAATGGCAGTTATAGAAGGTCAAATTTCTGATGCAACATCTGGACCAGGTGGAGCACCAGGTGGATTCTATGCAGCAGCTATTGGTGGTGCTATTGGTGGTGCTTTAAATACAGGTTTCTCTGCATTTGCGGCTGGTAACCAATTAGGTACTCAAGGTATGTTTGATGCTATTCAAGCTAGAGGTAATGTAATGACTGGCTTTGCTGGTGCATTAGCTGACTTTGATGCAATTCTTCAAAACTTAGATTCTCAGGGATCAATCGAAGAAAATATGCTTTTCTTAGATAGAGCTACTGAGTTAAATTTTGATAATATGTTAGCTGTTCAAAATTCTTACGGAGCTGGTGGTACATCTTATGGTGTATTTGAAAACTCTGAAGAAATGGCGCTTAATTTAGGTTTCTCTGGTTTTAGAAGAGGTTCTTATGACTTCTATAAAACTTCATGGAAATATCTAAATGATGCTTCTACAAGAGGTGGTTCTACTAATTTTAGCGGAGCTAGTAATGTTGAAGGAGTATTAGTACCTGCTGGTACATCTACTGTTTATGACCAAGTTCTTGGTACTAACATTAGACGTCCTTTCTTACACGTAAGATATAGAGCTTCTCAAGCTGATGATAGAAGAATGAAATCTTGGTTAACTGGATCTGTTGGTGGTGCTTACACTTCTGACGTTGATGTTATGCAAGTAAACTTCTTATCAGAAAGATGTCTTTGTGTACAGGCTGCTAATAACTTTGTACTATTTAGTGCATAAGCATTTATAAAAGGGAAAGGGCGTTAAAAAGCTTAGCTCAATGAACGCCCTGAACCTTTATTTTTTAACTATTTAATTATATTATATTATGGCAAAAAAGAGTAAAGAAACTCAAGAAACTCAGGTTGATGACTGGGAAGTAAAAGATAGAACTTATTACTTAAATTCACATCACACTCCTGTTACTTATACTATACCAAGTAGACACACAAGAAAGCATCCTTTATTGTATTTTGATGCAGCAAAAAAAGAACAGAGAGCGTTAAGATATGCAACTAATCAACCTTCCCCATTTGAAGATGAACAAAAAGGCGAAGCAACATTAGAACATATTGTTTTTAAAGATGGAACATTATTTGTACCTAAAGAAAAAGTAAATTTACAAAAATTATTATCATTATATCATCCAAGAAAAGGAAAAGATTATAATGAATATAATGCAGTAAATGAAGCTAAAGATGATTTAGTAGATTTAGAAATGGAAATTATGGCACTGAATGCTGCAAGGGAAATTGAAGTAGGTCATGCTGAAGCAATCTTAAGAGTAGAAGTAGGCAGCAAAGTAGCTAATATGTCTTCCAAAGAAATTAGAAGAGATATTTTAAGATTAGCAAAACGTAACCCTAGACTATTCATTAGTTTAGTACAAGATGATAATGTTGAATTAAGAAACTTTGCGATTAAAGCAACAGAACAACATATAGTAAAATTATCGCAAGATCAAAGATATTTTATGTGGGGAAGTAATGATCGTAAGTTAATGACTATACCTTTTGATGAAAATCCATATTCAGCATTAGCTGCATGGTTTAAAACAGATGAAGGAGTAGAAGTTTATAAAACAATTGAAAAGAAAATCATCTAAACAATAACATAGGAAGGGCGGCCAACAACGCCGCCTTTTTTATTATAAAGAAATTAAAATGGCGGTAAACGTAGATATAGTTTATAAAACGGTTTTATTAATCCTTAACCAACAACAAAGAGGATATGTCACACCAGACGAATTTAATAAATTTGCTACACAGGTTCAAAGAACAATGTTTGAAAGCTATGCTAGTGATTTAAATCAACAATACCGTTTACCTCAAAACGATACCGAATATGGTAATCGTGTAAAAAACATTGAACAAATGCTAGAGCCTTTCCAATCTATTGGGCCAGCATCCTTTAACACTGATAGATTTACCCTTCCTGGTATTTCTACTATCCCAGCTTTTTCACAAACATTTGTAGGTAATCCACCGATTGACGGTGTGAATACTGTATTTACTGTTACGGCTTGGACTACAGCGCAGTCTCAAAATGCTGATGTTAAAGTATTTTTAAATGGTGTAGAGCAAGCACCAGCAGCTTATACATGGAGCAGCAATAGTAATATACTTAATATGGCGGTAGCGCCATTAATTGGTGATACATTATTAATACAATTATTTCCAAATCAATTTTATAGAATTGGTACAGTTATATATACTAACCCATATAACATAAGTAAAGAGGTTCAATATATTCAAAGAAATGAATTAATCAAACAAGAATTATCTCCAATAACTAGACCTACAGAAATGTTCCCAGTATATTTATATGAAAGAAATGATTTATATATTTATCCACAAACTATACAAAGTGGAATTCAAGTCTCTTATTTAAGAACTCCATTGGATGTAGTGTGGAATTATACAACCGGAGCACAAGGAGAATATATATATAATGCAAATGGAAGTCAAGATTTTGAATTACATCCATCAGAACAAACTGAACTTATATTAAGAATATTAGTATATGCAGGAATAGTAATTGAAGACCCAGCGGTAATTCAGTTGGCTGCAGGAATAGTACAACAAGAAGATCAAAATGAAAAATCATAATTAGATGGCACTTATAACTGAAAACAATACTCAATATTATGTTGGAGAACAATTATTTGTAGTTGACCCAGCGGCTTTATCTGGTCCGTTTACAACTACTTTTAATACTGACTTAATATATTATACTAATGATACAACCGCATTAAATTTTCCTTTAAACAATTTTGACATGTTTATAAGTGTAGATGGAGGAATTACTTTTACTCCTTATACACCGCAAGCTAATCCTTTATATGCATTACCTATAGGAAATGTAGTAGGGAATACTATTACATTAGCTAATCCTTTAGCAGCCGCTAATGTATTTATGGTAAAATTAAGAGAAGGGGCAATATGGGAAAATTATGGTGGATATGCATATATTAGTTTGGAAGATGTAATTAATAACTTTATGTTTGCGTATGTTGGTTATCAAAAACTAATTCAAAATGTAGGAAGAAATGAAGTTATATTTCATGCTAAAAGAGGATTACAAGAATTTAGTTATGATACTTTAAAATCTATTAAGTCTCAAGAATTAACTATTCCGCCATCAGGACAAATTCCCCTGCCACCAGATTATGTAAATTATGTTGGATTATCTTATGTAGATGGGCTAGGCGTTAAGCACCCAATATATCCTGCAGATAATTTAACTTCATCCCCTTATCAAAGACCTTTACAAGACTCGGCGGGTATTCCAATATCTGATGCTAATATGAATATGATAGAAGGAACTTCTATTACAGATGCTAGATGGAGAGCTGCTAATACAAGATTAATAACAGGAAACTGGTGGATTAATTTTGCATATAATACAGATTTTTGGTTTGATGGTTATCCTTATTTATGGTTAACTCAATTGGGTCAAAGATATGGTTTAGAGCCGCAAACTAGTCAAATGAATGGTTGGTTTAATTTAGATGAAAGAGAAGGCAAAATAGCTTTTTCAAGTAATCTAATTGATGGAAGAATAATAATATTAGATTATATATCTGACGGATTAGCTTATGACCAAGATATTAAAATCCCTAAATTAGCTGAAGATGCAATTTATGCATGGATAATTCATGCGATCATGGCCAGCAGAATGGGACAACCAGAATATGTAGTTGCTCGACTTAAAAAAGAAAGAAGCGCAAAATTAAGAAATGCTAAAATTAGGTTATCAAATATTAAACTTAATGAAATAGTACAAGTAATGCGCAATAAATCTAAATGGATTAAACATTAATTAAATGCCAGAAATTAAAAATAATTTTCTAAAAGCCAAGATGAATAAAGACTTGGACGATAGATTAGTACCAAATGGCGAGTATAGAAATGCAGTAAATTTACAAATTAGCAGATCTGAAGGCTCAGACGTAGGTGAATTCGAAACTATGCTTGGTACTACTGAATTAGCTTATTTAAAATTAGGTTCTGCATTTGATTCTATGACAGGAATTAAAACTTATGCAGGTAAAGTTATAGGCCAATATACAGATGAAGCTAATGGTAAATTATATACTTTTAGCACAGGTTATACAGGCGCTGGAGTTACCCCAAGAGATATTCAGGTATTTACAGGCGGTGGTGTCCCTATAATTGGAAGTACTTTTGTATTATATGATGGTGCCGGTAATGTATTAGACCCAGTGGCTTTAGGTGTTAAGGAAGGCATGTTATTATGGGGAGATGCTATAGATAGTTCGCTTAACGCTGATTTTGACCCTTATGTTACACAAGTTACTAATGCTAATATTACTATAAGTTGGAATACAGCGGGTAGTATTGCTTCTGGCTTACCTTTTACTATTGGCTGGTGTAATAAAATACATGTTTACGATATTAGAAACCAAACTACTACTCTATTAGTTGAAGGTGGATTTTTAAACTTTAGTACTTTAAATAGAATATATGGGGTTAATCTTTTAGAAACTCAATTATTTTGGACAGACAATAGAAATCAACCTAGAAAAATTAATGTAGATTTAGCTAATCCTAATGCTATAGCACATCCAACTTATTATACTAATGAAGATTCAATTTCTGTATGTAAATATTATCCTTATGAATCTCCTAAGGTTTTAGAGCAAGTTACCCAAACTAGTGCTACTGGACAGACATTTGCTAATTTAGTACCTGCCGCAGGAGACCCTAGAGGATATGTTTTAGATATGGGGGCGCCTGTAGATCCTAATATAAAAATTGGGGATATAGTTATAGGATTTGAACCTAGAACATGGAGCGGGGCAGATCCTCAACAAGAATTATGGACCGTTACTACTATTGGTCCTACGCCGGCTTTAGCAGTTGGTGGATTAGTATTAACTGATCAACAAATAGTTATTTATAATCAATTATATGACACTCCTTTTAATGCTCCTAATCCAGGATCCGGTGCTTATGTAGTGCCTTTAACATTTAGTCGTCCAACATCTACTAATCAAGGAGATCCTTATAATGCTAATTATTTTTCAGCTGAAATAGATTCTCCTGCGGCTGGGCCACTTATTGCTGGGAATTCAATGTTATTACTTTATTCAAGAAATGATGGAGACAATAGTTTACCTCTTCCACAGGTTGGAGATTTAGTAACAAGTACCAGTGTTACTGGACCAAATGGCGGAGCTTTAATTGATGGTATTATAACGCCCGGATCAGATGAAGATGTAAGAATTGCCTCTGTACTTAATATACCAGCCCCTGGTGCGGGTGTACTTAAATTAGAAATAACATTAACTAAAGATATTGATTATGTAGCCGGCCCACCCGCCAATGTATTAAATATAGGCAATAACCCTAATTATAGAACTGACTTTGGTGGTGACCCAGAGTTAATAGAAGAAGTATTTGCAAGATTCAGCTATAGATTTAAATTTATAGATAATGAATATTCCTTAACAGCACCTTTTAGCCAAATTTGTTTTATACCTAAACAAGGTGGATTATTCGGAGCTGGGCAACAATCTTCTGTTACAGATATGGATAATACTTTTAAATCTACAATTGTTAGTTGGTTTGAAAATAATGTAGATACTGTAGGGTTAAAAATTCCTTTACCTTTATTAAAAGGAGTTGGTAGAACAGCGCAATCACCTCTCT